CAAGCCATAGGTGTTATTAATGCTGTTGATCTTAAAACTGTTTTAATCATCGTGCCAGCGTCAGTCAAAATTCTTTGGCAAAAAGAATGTAAAAAATGGTTGGTTGATGAAAGAAATATCAAATTAATCAAAAACGGAAAAGATAATTTCCCTGATAATCCAGATATAGTTATTATTAATTATGATCTTATAGATAAATTTAAGACAGAAATCAACAGCAGGTTCTGGGATTTAGTCATCATGGATGAATGCCATAAAGTTAAAAATCCTAAAGCCAAACGCACCAAAGTTGCTTTGGGTATCAAAGCAATTAAAAAAATAGCATTGACAGGCACACCAATACCCAATAAACCAATTGAATTACAACCTGTTGCTGGTTATCTCAACAAAGAAAGTTTTGGTGATTATTTTAGATTTGCACATAGATATTGTGCTGCGCATCGTGTTGATATTGGTTATGGCAAAACAGTTTGGGATTTTTCAGGTAGTTCCAATTTAACTGAATTACAAAATAGATTGCGTCAAGCCATCATGATACGCAGAAAGAAAAAAGATGTATTGACAGAGCTTCCTGACAAAATTAGACAAGTTATTGTTCTGGAAAATGGTGAGTTTGGTGAACAATTAGAAAAAGAATTTGACGCACTTTCAGATGCTGTTGACAATACTTCATCAAACAATGAAATCATATTTGAAAAAATGTCAGGTGTTAGACATCAAATGGCATTACAAAAAGTAGATCACGTTATTAAGCATTTATCAGACATTGACTGTCCAGTAGTAGTATTTGCCCATCACAAAGATGTTGTAGATGGTATTAAACAAGGTTTAGAAACTATTGGTAAGAAGGTAGTTATTTTAACTGGTGACATGAATATTAAAAATCGTGAAAAATCCATTGAACTTTTCCAAGCTGGTAAAGCAGATGTATTCATTGGAACAATAGGTGCTGCTGGCGTTGGAATTACATTGACCAAAGCATCCCACGTTGTATTTGCCGAGATGGATTGGGTGCCAGCAAACATGAACCAAGCTGAAGATCGTTGTCACAGGATTGGACAAGAAGAATCTGTTTTGGTCCAACATATTGTGGTTGATGGAAGTATTGATGCAAAAATTGCTGAAGTGCTGGTTAAAAAACAAGGAATCATAGACAAAGGAATTGATAATCCAGAATTAATCAATGTTACAGTTGATGAAATTCCATATAATTCAGTAGAAATAAAAAAACTTTATAAAGATAAAAAACTCAAAGAAATACCAGCAGATATAGTGTTAGCCATGCAAAAATGTGTTAGATACTTGTCAGATAACTGTGATGGCGCAATAGAGCTTGATAATGCTGGCTTCAATAAATTTGACACTCCATTTGGCAGTTCAATTGCCATGATTGATGATTGGACATTACCAATACAGTATGGCGCTAAAAAAATGCTGAAAAAATACAAACGCCAGTTTGAACTTACCGAATTAGAATCTGCATTCGCAAAAATTTATTCATAATTGATTTCCTTTTAATTATCTTCATCTTCCTATACAATCAAGTGACTAGGATAATAACTGAATCTATCTACTGACCTAGCAGACAAGCCAAGAAGATAGAGGAATTTCCAAAGGAGGAAATTATGGCTAACACAACTTTTAGAGGAAATGTACGAGCAGAAAGTGGCTTTGAACAGATTTCAATAGCTGATTCAACAGGTACTGTAACCACAAATTTAGATATAGATACCAGTGGTAACATTACCACGACTGGTTATGTTTCCGCTTATTCCAACGTCAGCAGTATTACATCTGCAACCAAGAGCGTTGAATCAACCGATTCAGGTACAGTTTTTACCCTTAACAGGGCAGCAGGGATCGTGGTAACACTACCGACTGCCGCAGCAGGATATAACTATACCTTTATAGTCGGCACAACCTTTACGGGTGCAGGACAAATCAATACGGATAATGCCAGTGACTTGTTCTCTGGCTTTGCTTACATATTTGATCCAGCAACTGCAACAGATAATAATACTTTTATTCCTGATGCCAGTGATGATGATACGATTGATCTAGGATCAGCAGGACAAGGTTGGCTAGTAGGTGGAGTTATTCGTCTGGTGGCAACATCAGCATCTGTTTGGCATTGCGAAGCATATCTTCATGGTGACGGCACATTAGCTACTCCATTCGAGTAAGGGGGTAAATAATGGCTGGTAGATTAACTGGTTCGGATGTTAAGGCAGTCTTTTTGACTGCCGATACACAAGCCTTGGATGCCGATGGTATATCAGCAGCAGCAGCTGTTGGAAATAATGCATCACTTACATTAGGTGGTGCGTTGACTTCTGGCGGATCTGCTACATTTGATGCTGGAAGAATAGTGACTATTCTTTCTGCTGGCGATGATAGTGGTATATCTTTTACTGTGACTGGTACTGATGTTAATAGTGACTCTCAAACAGAGTCTATAACTGGTGCTAACGCAGGTACTGCAACTGGTTCCAAGTATTTTAAAACAGTAACTGCAATAGCAGCAGTTGGTGATCCAGCAGGTAATGTGTCAGCAGGAATTAATAATTCTGCTGCTGATGTTGTTACTGAAGGAAGATCCAGATTACAAGGAATAAATATGGTGTGTTCTGGTACAGCTGGTACTTTGAATTTTTTAAAGACTTCGCCAACAGGAACAAATCTTTTTAAACTTGGAAGTGTTGCTAGTGCCACTGCAACAAGGGATATAACTATACCAGATAACGGATTGTTGTTTGATAATGGTATTTATATTCAATATACGCAAAGCACATTTGGAACACTGACTGCTTTTCATGCGTAATTGTCACAGACAAGAGTATTGAAATGTTATGTCGATAAGTAATAGGTTCGTCAATTTTGGCGAATCTATTACTAGATCATGTATGAGAGATGAATAATGGCTACTTCAGACAGTAAAAACTTTGAACCTGACGTTGGTGAATTTATAGAAGAAGCCTTTGAGCGTTGTGGTATTGAGTTAAGAACTGGTTATGATCTCAAAACAGCAACCAGAAGTTTGAATTTAATGTTAGCTGAATGGGCTAATCGCGGTTTAAATCAATGGACCATAGCGCAAAAAACAGTAGCAATGGTGAAAGATACTGCTGCTTACAATATAGATTCAACCAATGCTACAGCTCCAATTGATGTTTTAGACGCATTTATGCGTGAAACAATCAATTCTGAGGACACTGATTTACCCATGACACGCATTTCTAGGTCGCAATATTCTTCATTACCCAAGAAAAGCACAACTGCGAAACCCAATCAATTCATGGTTGACAAGCAATTAACACCCACTGTTACAGTTTATCCAGCTCCAGATAAATCAAGTTCTTATACTTTAATAATGAATGTTCTTACCAGAATGGATGATGCCGATGCTGGTGCTAATACCATGGAAATGCCTTATCGTTTCTATCCCTGTTTAGCAGCTGGTCTGGCATATTACATATCATTGAAAAAAGCTCCAGATAGAACTGGTATGCTAAAACAACTGTACGAAGAAGAGTTCCTGAGAGCCATGAATCAGGATGAACCAAGATCATCATTTATGATTGCGCCTGATTTAAGAAGCTATAACCATCCATAATGGGTACTTACGCTAACAATAAATCAGCTTATGGTATCTGTGATATCACTGGTTTTCGTTATAATTTGAACAATATGAAAAAAACTTGGGATGGTTTGATGGTTGGACCTGACCAGTTTGATCCAAAACATCCACAATTAAACCCAAAACCAGCGCCTATTGAAGAACAAGCATTGAAAGATGCCAGACTTGATACTTCAGATGACAATAACTTTTTTGTTGTTTACACTAATGTTGGGCTTGGTCAATTAGGCAAACAATTAGATACTTATGAATTAACTTTCAGTATTGGCGAGGTAACAATAACAACATCATGAGTTGGACCTATTCAACATTAAAGACGGGTATTGGCGATTATTTGGAGTGTGAAGAAACCACTTTTACAAATAATTTAGCAAATTTTATAAAAGAATCGGAAGATAGAATCTTCAGTCTGGTTGAATTAGCACAACAAAGAAAAAATGTGCAAGGTACAACAGCTACAAACAGTAGATTTTTGGCTTGTCCAACTGATTTTTTAGCTCCAATGAGTCTGGCAGTTATTAGCAGCAATACTTATGATTACTTGGATTTAAAACATGTCAGTTTTTTGAAAGAATACAGTCCAACCACCACTGTTACTGGTCAACCAAAATATTATGCAGTATTTAGCCAAGATAGTTTTACCTTAGCTCCAGTACCTGATGCAGCTTATACAGTTGAATTGCATTATCTTCATAAACCTGCTAGTTTAACTGCTGGTAGTGATAGTGGCACAACAGTTCTTTCAACTGATTTCCCTGACGCATTGTTGTATGGTAGTTTAGTCGAAGGCGCAAATTTTCTAAAAGAATCACCTGATGTCATTTCACAATTTGAAGTTAGATTCAAAGAGGCGGTGGCAAGAATGAAAAATACATCAGAAGGTCGTGACACAAGGGATGAATACAGGTACGACAGTTTACGTCAACGAGTGACGTAACATGAAACCAATAAAATCACTTAAAGGCAAAAGAGTTGTCTTGCTTGGTCTTGGTATATCACAAATTGATTACGTCATCAGCCTCGAAAATGGTAAGGAGTGGGAAGAAGTTTGGGGTATAAACTCAGTTGTCAGAGCATTTGATTGTGACAGACTTTTTATGATGGATCCTGCGAGCCGTTTCTTCGACACTGATGACGCCGGCAAACAAACATCCGTTTTAAGAAAAATTCTCCCAGAATTAAAAATACCCATTTACACATGCGAGTTGGATAAAAGAGTACCAGCTGCTGTGTTATATCCACTTCAAGAGATTGCAAACGCAACTAAATGTGCCTATTTCAATAACACAGTGGCTTATGCACTTGCTTTTGCCATGTATAACAAAGTTTCAGCAATTGATTTATTTGGTATAGATTTCAGTTACAGGAATGATTTACATTTTGCTGAAGCTGGGAGAGCCTGTGTTGAATTTTGGCTCTGTAAATTAATGGAGAATGATATAACTGTAGGTGTGTCACCAAGGTCAACTGTTTTAGATGCTGATGTACCAGCTGACGAAAGATTATATGGTTATCATAGACTTAAAGAACCATTGGTAGCAGTACCACATAAATCTAAATGGATTATTAAGCCAATAAATAAAATAGATGCAGAGTTAGCTAAACACGATTTAAAATTACATCAAGAAGAAAGACCACCGGAACCATATAAAGGATAATGTCAGAAGGATTTATACAACTTGGAAAAGTCATGGTGTCTACTACTGAAAACAAAGGACATGATCCAGAGTTTTGGGCAGAAAGAGCCACTAGTAAAATATGTGATATAAGTGACAACGCTCCTGAGCATGTCAGACAACAAGCACATGCTTTTAAAAACTATATTTATCAGGTAATATTGGAGACAATGAAAAATGCTATTATGTCAGATAGAACAACTATGATAAACTTATTAAGAAATCAAGGGCATAAAGATATGGCAGATATTATTCAACAATTTAAATAAGGAGAAGGACATTGGCAATCACATCAGCTATCTGTAACTCGTTTAAGCAAGAGGTTCTTGTGGAAGGGCATAACCTCACAAATGGAGCTGACTCCATCAAATTGGCTCTATACACCTCATCGGCAACGCTTGGAGCTGGAACGACAGTTTATGTCACAACTGGACAAAGTTCTGGCACTAATTATTCTGCTGGCGGTCAAGCACTCACAAATGTAACACCAGCTTTATCTGGCAGTACAGCTGTGTGTGATTTTGCAGACGAAGTTTTTTCAACTGTAACTGTGACAGCCAGAGGATGCTTGATCTATAATTCTACAAATTCAAATAAAGCAATCTGTGCCGTTGATTTCGGGGGGGATAAAGCTTCGACAGCGGGTGATTTTACAGTTGTGTTCCCTTCCGCCACGGCTACTGGAGCAATTATTAGATTAGCTTAGTCTATGGTAAACTTTTACCAAATAAGAGAGTTTATCAATGCCATTAGCAAAATTTAATTTTAAAGCTGGGATCAACAAAGAAGAAACTGACTA